TCGGATGGTGTCGAGTGCCTGGTGTTCGTGCATCGCATCGCGGTCCACAAAGATCAGGACAACACGCAGTTTGAAGAGCAACTGAAAGAGCAGTTGCCACCCGGCCGGTTTGTGCCGTTGTCCGCCATCCTTTAGGAGTCATCATGTCCGAAGCCGTTGCCTTAGTTGATTCACCGGCCGACGCCGCAGAGATGCTGTTCGGGATCGAGATTGGGAACCCCGTCTGGATCACGAGGGAATGTGCTCGTGATCTGACGATGTGGGGCCTGCGACGTTACGCCCCTGGCCATGCTCTCGGATCGTTTGAGATGGCCATGATCGATTACCACAGTGTGGGGGGCTGGAACATTCGCCGCGTGCATCTCTCAACGGAAGCCACACGCTGATTTTTCATCACTCCCAACATCACAGGAGCGATCATGATTGAGACTCTCGACGCCCCGAACTGTTTTAGCGACGTACCCTATTTCGACGCCCTGGAAGACTACCTGGCGATCGACGGTGCCACACTGGCAGATGCCGCGTGCGTCGAGAGGCGTGTTGTGCCGCGTGGTGTGAAGAACACGCGGGAGCATCACATTCGCATGGTGCAGCAAATGGAGCGGACCTTGCGAATGTTGCCCGCCTGGGTGCATGTCACCTATTGCGGCTCAGACTTGATCAGCATCGACCAGCCCAGCTTCCGGCGGTTGTTTGCCGGTCGGCTGGTGATGAGCAAGCGGAGTGGCGTCACCATCGATCGATGGATGTACGTCGGAGCGATTCGACTCGAGTGCACGGAGTACGTCAGCGATTCGCCAAATAAGAATGAGGCGGTTCGTGAGATGTGCCACTGAAGCCGACTGGATGGTTTGCGTGTTCAAGACGGTCGCTAAATGTCCACCAACACGACCCTGCGAACTTGGGGAAAGCGACGCAAAGCATGACGCGGAATCCCACATGCGCGAGAGGCTGGCACCTCGCTCAACAAACCAGCCGGGCAACGCTGCCGGAATCGCGTGACCAGGCCGGGAGAGCAGCGGCCAATGCACGGTGCAGGATTGCCACCCTTGGCCCGAGTTTCGCCCGGTTCGATTCCGGGGCCGTGCTCTGTCGTCAGTAAGAACGCAACCCGAACGGAAAGGAGTCCGATCTATGCTTGTGCTGTCACGTCAGCGCAACGAACGCATCCTGGCAGGCCCGGTGGAAATCACCGTGGTTGACATTCGTGGCGACAAGGTCCGCCTGGGCATCGCCGCACCACAATCTGTCCCGATCCATCGCCACGAGGTGCTGCTGGCGATCTACCAGCATTCGCCCGCAGCCCTCGCGGCGCTGGGTTACGAACTCTCCGACAGTGGCCTGGTGATGCCACGCCATGAGTGGAAGGGGGCCGCATGAGTTCACCCGATTTGCCGAACAGCACATCGGCCGCGAGCGCTGGCACTGGCTCAGCCGGGGCCTCGATCGCACCGGCCCGACCGGGCAGCCTGGCCAATGGTGACCTGCTGTTGTGGGCCATCAGCGCCTATGACTTCGACGCGATCACGTTGCCGGTCGGCTTCACGAAGGTGGTCGATGTGTTGAATGGGTCGCGTCGCCTGGTGGTGGCCACCAAGCCCATCACCGATATCGACAATGAGCCCGCCAGCTATGCCACCAACGTCTCGGCATCCTTCACGGCCACGATCGCGGCCCGGCTCTACCGCGTCACGGGGTGCAAGCATGCGACCCCGACCGAAAACGTGGCGACGGCGAACAACACGGTCAACTGTCCGGACCTGACATCATCGGGCAACGATCGCTGTGGCGTGGTGTTCTACTCCGGGATCAGCACGACCAATCCAGCCGTGCCGAGCGAGACCACGACCGTCAGTCAGATGGCCTCGGCGGCCGGGCCAGGGAGTGAGCCACTCAGCCGCATCACAGTCGGCAAGAAAATGCCCCTGTCAGCGGGTACGACCACGATCGGGAACTTCACCGGCGGCGTGTCCGCGACCAACTGCGTGGTGGCCTCGCTCTGTTTGATCCCCGTCGATGCCCCTGCGATCACGAGCAGCCTGACTGCCACAGGCTGGCAGGATGCCGCGTTCGCGTACCAGGTGACTGCTGACAATTACCCGACGTCCTATGGGGCTACGGGCCTGCCCGCGGGCCTGTCGATCAACACGGCCACGGGGGCCATCACCGGCACTCCCACCGAGGCGGGGGAGTTCGAGGTCTCGATCACCGCCACAAATGGCACTGGGACTGACACGGAAACACTCGTTCTTTCGATCGCCCTGCCAGGCGGTCGCAACATCACCCTGTTAGGAGTTGGCTGAGCATGACCATCCGACATTACGAGATCGACGCGAACACGAGCGGCGAACACGAACTGGTCCCCGCGTCAGAAGGCCAACCGATTGTGGTTCTCGCGTATGCCCTGGTGGTGGCTGGGGAAGTGGCGGTGAGCTTCGCCGTCGATGGTGGCGCACTGACGGGCGAGATGCCGTTTGCCCCCAATGGTGGCATTGCCTGTCCGTACAACCCGGCGGGCTGGTTTGCCACGCCACCGGGTGAAGCGTTGCTGCTCGATCTGTCGGATGACGTTGCCGTCGGCGGGCACCTGGTGGTGCAGATCGGCGGCCCGCTCCGCGTTTGAAACTCTCTCCCCGTGGCTTGTGGCCACGGATAGCGTCGGCTTGCTGACCCGTGGGTGGACTCGGACCACGGGACAGCAGCCGACGTGAAACCTAAGGAGTCGTGATCATGTTGCGCATGCGAGGCACTCAATTTGTGGTGGTCGGCAAGCCGCTCCGGACTGCTGCCCCAAAGCCCCAGCGTGATCCGATTCCGCACCCCCTCGAAAGTCAGTACGGCCCGACCGTCGACGCAATGACACCCGGGGAACTTGACCGGCTCCTGGCTGGTGCGGTTGCTGCACACTGGCGGACGCCGCAATCAGTTCGTGCGGGATGCCCTGCTGTGCCGCTTGAACTGGCAGGCCCAGCGAGCCGCAGCCGCGGCCGCGGTCGCGGAAAAGTCCCAGGAGCGGTCCATTGACGAATATTGGGAACGCTAGACCAGCATGGAAGCCTCAGCGATGACACAACACACCTTGCCACCTGGTGGAGCGGATTATCCCCAGCGGCCTCCCTTCTTCGCCAACCGCTACCTGCGGCAACTGCTCGACTCGGGAGCCGTGCAGATCACAGGCACCGAGGCCTTCGCCTTGCTGACCGTGATCGTGATGACCGAAGACCTGATGCGCTACCAGCGGCCCCCTTGCTTCTGGAATGCCACGCTGGAACGGCAATTGAACTGGTCCGAGGACAAACTCGACCGCGTGCGGCGGAAGGCCTGTAACGCGGGCCTGCTGCACTATGATCGTGACGGCTGTCGGTCCCAGGGGTTTTACTGGGTGCTCTCCCCAGCCTGGCTGGAGACGCTGCCACCTGCCCCGGAATCCCCCGCACCATTACCCCCGATTTTGCGGGGGATGGAACCGATTACCCGCACCGGTGCGGGGGATAGTGCGGATGTAAATGCGGGGGATAGTGCGGATGCAAATGCGGGACTTACATTCCTGAATTCCCCTATTCCTAATTCCCCCCCATCCCCATCACCCTCCGAGGCGACGTGGGCGGTGGTGGAACGGGAAATGTTTCGGCAAGGCATCCACGAGGCGAGGAAGCCCCTGGAGAGCCTGGCATCAAACCACGTCCCACCGGCTCTCGCGCTCGACGTGCTGCGGTACGCCAGCGAGACCGGAGCGTGGGAACCGGGAAAGGTGCGGCGGCGTTTGATCAACCTGCGTCCGGGCGACGATGCCCGCGATCCGCACGGTTGGATGAAACCCGATCGTCCCGACCGCGTGCCACAGTCCGCGCGCTCCACGCTGCCGTCTGGGTCGGATGCGTCCGCCCAACGGCAGAGTGACGCGCGGTACCGGCAACTGGAGTTGTTTGAAGACCAGGTGGCCGGAAAGACGCCCCAGGCGATTGCGGATGCGTTCGCGATCCCTGAGCCGATCCGGAACCGCCTGGTCGAGTACGAAAGCTGGGAGCGCATCCAGCAGCGGAATTCGGCCCTGCGGTATGCGGTCCTCGAAGCGATCGCCCATTCCATTTCGGAGAACTGAACCATGTGCGTTAACGCTGGGCCACGTCTCGACACTGAGGCGGGCTCGATCCCTTGGCCCGATGATGCCGTGATCATCGTGGCTGCCAATGCGGGGGAAGAGATTCGCGAACGCATGCAGGGCATCCATCCCTGTGCGTGCCGCCGGTGCGGCCAAGCCCTGCATGCGGACACCTTCGCGTTGCAATTTGCAAACGGCCTGCCGAGCCGACTCGGCCGGCCGGTGCAGTTCTTTTGTGTTGACTGCGCAGTGCAACACGACCGGACGATGATTGATGATCTGCACGACCATCGGCATCGGACGCAGCCGCAGCCTCATGAGCCGATCGGTATCGGTTTCTACGACGTGGCAAACCAGCGGGAAATGAAGCTGGTCACCAGCGGCCCCGGCAAGGGCTGGCTGGCCTACAAACATGTTGACGGTCAGTGGGTCACGTTGCGAAAGCCCAGCGAAGCCGAAGTCTGGCTGATCTGCGATGCGATCTGGCCTGCGGGTCAGCAGTTTCGCATCTGCCGTCCTTTGGTGGCCAACGTGCCCAAAGGTGCCCAGGGCTGGGAACAAACCACCTGTGACATCTGTGGGGCCGCGTGCTGGAAGATGGCCACCGAACCCGATGAACTCCCGCCCAACGTCACAGCGACTTGCACCGGCTGTGCGTTGACCAACCGGCAGAAAGCGGAGGCATGATGGGACAGACATCCGCCATCGAGTGGACCGACGCGACCTGGAACCCGTGGCAGGGCTGCACGAAGGTCAGCCCCGCGTGTGCCCACTGCTACATGTTCCGCGAAATGAAGCGCTACGGGAAAGACCCAGCCATCGTGCGGCGATCGATGCCCTCGACGTTCCGACTTCCCTTGAAGCAAAAGCGGACCGGAGAACACGCTATCCCCTCCGGCTGGAAGATCTTTGTCTGTTCGTGGTCGGATTTCTTTCACGAATGGGCTGACGCCTGGCGTGATGATGCGTGGGAAATCATGCGGACCCGGCGGGACGTGGTGTACCAACTTGTCACCAAGCGACCGGAAAGGATTCTGGATCATCTGCCAGCCGACTGGGGAGAGGGTTGGCCGCACGTGTGGGTGGGCACGACCGTCGAGGATCAAGAGCGAGCGAAACAGCGGCTGCCGATTCTGTCCCGCATCCCTGCTGCCGTCCGCTGGGTCAGCTATGAGCCTGCCCTCGGTCCCATCAAGTGGGGGCAGCATCTCAAAAAACTCGACTGGATTGTGTGTGGCGGCGAGTCTGGTCCACAGGCCCGACCAATGCATCCCGACTGGGCACGCTCGACCCGAGATGAGTGCCAAGCCGCTGGGGTGTCGTTCTTCTTCAAGCAATGGGGGGAATGGCATTCGGAAGCCAGCGGGAACTACGCGACGGGAGAAGGCCAATATCGCTATGGAAAGGTGGCTGGCCTGGCGATGCTGCGTGATGGTTCTGTGTGCCTGATGTCGAATGCCGAATGTCCAGCGGGCAAGTTGACGCTCGTGAACGAATATGCGCTGAGCCGGTTTACTCGGTTTTGCAGACGACTGCACAACGCCAAGGACGAAACCGAAGCGCAGCGGATCGAGAAGTCGTTTGACCCTGGCTATCAATGGATGCAACGCATCGGCCGCGACGCGGCCGGTCGAGAACTGGACGGTTGCACGTGGGATGAGTTTCCGCAGGTGGCATCATGATCGATCCACCCTTCATCGGGGCCGAGTCGCTCGATATCGACGCCTTGTCACCTCGCGACCAGGCGTTGTACGTGATCGGGGTCTGTGCCGCCGCCCGGACGTATGGCTTCGGCACATTCTCGCACTCGCCGCACGTGGTCGCCGACAGCCAGGCAAACCGTATCCTCGCTGGCAAGGCCACCAGCTTCGACGAAGGCCAGGTCCGTGAATTCATGCGGGGCCATCTCGATCGCGTGATCGAGTACTCCCGCAAACAAAGTCGCTTACCCAGGAAAGGAATCGAGTCATGACATTTCTGGAATTCTGCCATTCAACGATGCCCGACCGCTTCAGCCAGCCGTCGACGTCTGAGCAACTGCACTACATGCACGCGATTGAGGGCGCGATCAATGCGGGAGAAGTGCGGGAACTCAGTTCGCTGCCGCGCGGGCAAGGGACGACCACCATCATGTTGGCGGCGGCGTGCTGGTGCCTGACCGTGAGGCGAGAGCCCTTTGTCGTGATCTACGGCCCGGACTCTGAGAACATGCTGATGTCGATCACTGACCTGCTCGACGTGGATCACCTAGCCGTGCGTAATCGCCACCGAAAGCCCTTCATCCGGATTCATCATCCGGACGGAACCGAATCGCTCTGTGCGATGTTCGACCGGGTGTCAAATGTGCGGGGTTTGTGTGAAGAGATCAACGGCAAGTCGCAGCGGCCCACGGTGCTGTTGGTGGGTGAGCAGAACTACAAGAACCGTTCGCTGAATGCCCAGGACATCAAACGACTGAAAGCCGTTGTGCCGATCGGTGCCACCGTGATTTCACGGATTCCCGGAAAGCCGGAAAAGTTGGATTCAGTGCGGGAATACGAAGATGAGGAGTGCGTCCGGGACGAATGGGAAATCGAGTGGGAACGGTTTCAGCAGACTGATGCTCTCGTGAGAGGCGGTAAACAGTCGGGAGCCTCTGATGCACAGATTGCCTGTGCCCTGGCTCGCATGAATCGTGCCCTGGTGGATCGGCTGATGAGGCTGGAAGCGATCGCACCAAGGAAGATCCAACTGCCAGACGGAACCGTGATCGTGTGGCGTTGCCCGGATGAACTGGTCCCCGCATCTGTGTCGTGATTTCCCTTTACCTGAATGGTAAGGGTTTTCGTTTCACCATGCGGAAAACGTTTGAGGCTGTGCGCAAGATGTCCGGGTCTGGGTACCACTGGATGTGCTCCGGGGACATTGGCCGTCCGAAGGAGTGGAGAGTGACTGGTCCGGTTTGGGCCGTGCGTCAGCTTGGATGCCCGACAGTTATCCGCTGCCCATATGGCTCTGCTGGTGACCGACTGTGGGTGAGGGAAACATGGTCGCCAATGCCCGGCAACCGACCGATTCCGCACCCGGAAATCTACGATCAGAAGACCGCGTGGTATCGAGCAGACAACGATCGGCCGATGTGGGCAGAGGGCAAGTGGAAGCCGTCCATTCACATGCCCCGCAGAATGTCGCGGATCACGCTGGAGATCGTCTCAGTACGCATGGAACTGCTCCAAGACATCACCGAGGAAGACGCGATCGCGGAAGGTGCTCAATTTGCAGGTTTCCCTGCGTCTCTCTCAAATCGCGGGGCGTTCGCGAAGCTGTGGGAGTTGATCAACGGGCCGGAATCGTGGGGCGAAAACCCGTGGGTGTGGGTTGTCGAATTCAAGCCCAACGCACGCTAACCAACTATCAGCAGCAGCCCCGCCAACGCCCTGATTTTCGGGCCTTTTGACAACTTCCCGAAAATCCAAGAAAATCTGTACCACAGATATTGCGTCTGTCGATAACTGTGGTACAGTTACCTCATCAACGCGACTGGCAGTCAGTCGCGGAAATGAAGTGAGCCGCGATCGAGGACAAGTCGATCGCGGCTCTGATCAAGACCCTGATGAAGAGGATCGAGACCATGAGCAAGTTTACGAACAGCAATCGCGAAGCACAAGACGCCCTCGACGCTGGCTATTGGGTGCTCTGCTGCACACCACGTGGCACACGGGCCGACCTCCTGGGTGGTGGGTCGTATGAGATCTACGCTGATTCGTCCCGTGCCGCAGACAAACGCCCCAGAATCGGTGCGATTCACAAGTCTGACCGTACTGGGGGCTTCGTGCCTGGTATGCGTGTGTGTCTGAGTGAAACAGCCACTTATCGTTCCTGGGAGCATGGCTGCGAACACATCACGCCGCATGTTGCCGCTGGCAAGAGCGGGACGGTCGAGTTTGTGACAGACGCCGAAAATCTCATCGTGTCGGTGATCTTCGACGACATCAAAGATCGTGATGGCCAGCCGGTCGCAATGATGGTGCCCGGCGACTGGCTGCGGCTCGCCTAACCTCATCCATCTTGTGCCCCGGAGCCAAGCTCCGGGGCCTCTTATAACTCCCAAAAAATCAGGAAAGCAGCATGAATAATCTCGTCACAGTAAAGATTCCCGGGCCGTCCGCCAGTCGATCAAAGATGCAGAAAAAGGGATGGAAATGCTGGTGCAAGAATCTGGCCGAAGTGGCCACTCCCGCCAACAATGGCTACGCCTATCTTGGAGAATTCGTCTCGGTCGATGCGGTGGCGGAACTGGCCGTCGGCGATGTGCTCCTGCATGTCGACGAGTCAAGTAACTCCGGGATTGGCGTGGTGCAGCCAGACGGCGAAGTGTCGTGGGAAAAGGTGACCAACGACGCGAAATGGGTCGGTCCCTTGGCTGCCACAGCGCGCAAGCTGCTGGCGATGACGCCCGCCGAAAGGGTTCGCCCAAAGGCGGGGGCGGCGGTCGCTGCCACCCGCCAGGCCAGCGACCGCGTGCTCAAGGCCCTGGCCGATCTCCGTGACGCCCTGGTCGCGGAAAAGGCCCTGTGGGTCAACAACGACCCGCAGTGTGCTGGCGTGGCGATCGATGACGCGCTGCATCATCTGTCGCTGGTGAGTCGCTGCGTCAGCGACATCAATGACTCACCTGAGTCTGAGCAGACCCCGGTTTGATCGCATGCCCCCCACCTCACGGCGGGGACAGCCACCCGCCTTTTTTCTGGAGAGCGTCATGAGCACTAAGCATCTGATCGACGGCGACCGGCTCGAATCAATCATCGCTGACGCAATCGAGTGGGCAGACCACATCAAGCGACTGGTGATTTATCCATCATCGCCGAGCTACATCACTGACGACGACGCAAGACGGCGAGTTGTTGACGCCATCACGCGGCAGGTCAATCTGCTGCGGTACGCCGAGCGCGTGGTGAACGGTGACGTGACTAATGTCGAGATTCGCCCTGGCAGGCCGATTGAATAACCCAGCCCGAGCAAATGGGCACTGAAGCGTTTCGATTCTCTCAGTCCGGGCACGGATGCCCCTGTTTATCAGGTGCATTCGTGTTTAATTTCATTCGCTCCATGATCAGCAAAATCTACACACCTGCGCTCACTGTCGATCGTGCCGTGGCGATCTATTACCAGCATGCACAGACACGCAAGATCAGCCGAGCACGACAACTCAAGCTGCCTACCTTGGCTGGGCACTGGCGGGCTGTGGGCTGCGAGCAGCGCGCGGGAAAGATCACGACCGCCGACTTCAATCGATTCCGCGAAGCCGCGCTGGCGAAGGGAATGAAACCCATCACGATCGAGACGCACATCGCACTCATGCGCACCGTTCTGAGGCACGTCGGGCCCAACACCAGCAGCACACCACGCGCGCTGGGGCTGATCGGGCCGTGCCCCTGGATTGGGGATAAGCTGATGATTGAGACACGCGTGGAGCCGCCGATTCCGACCGAGCATCTCCGCGCAGTCTATCGCGCTTGCAAGGACGCGATGTGGGCACCGCCCGACTGTGATCCTTGTGCGTTTTTTCGCGCATGGCTGGTCATTGGGTACAACACCGGCTTGCGATACGGGGACCTCACCGAGCGGTTGAGTCGATCGATGATCGATCGACAAAACATGATGATCAGCATCGTGCCGCATAAGACCGAGCGACACGGGAAAAAGCTGCTGTTGCCGCTCAATCAGATCATGATCGATCATCTCGATACGCTGCCCGATCGTGGTCCCGATGTGCCGATATTCATCGCGATCAAGACCAGGTATCAGCCTGATCTGCTGCGGAAAACGCTCACCGAAATTTGCAAGGCAGCGAACGTGCCGCGATTCACTGCGCAAGGTCTCAGGCGCACGGCGGGCAACGCTTACAGCGCTGTCGACACCATCGCAGGGTCAATGCTGCTGGGCCACACCCTGCCCAAGGAGTGGGCCGCATCGACGATCACATGGACGCACTACATCCAGTCGCTGGAGACCGTGTTGCGGCCCGCGCAGAGCAAGATCCCGCAACCGTGGACCACCGCCCCTGAATTGCAATCAAAAACGGAGTAAGCCACCATGTGCATGATGCCACCAAGTCGCAAAGTCAACATCCGCGTACCCGCTGCGATCGACCAAGCTGTAGAGGTTTGGTGCGAAGCCCACGGGATCAACCTGTCTCAGTACATCCTCGCAGCGATGTGCGAAAAAATGGGACGTCCAGAATTGCTCGAAACCGTGCGGCCTGAGGGCAGGCCGCGCAATGACGAACAGCCCGCCCCCCCGAAGCGCCGCCGGGGCCGACCGAAAAAGGGCGGGTAACTACGGGTTATTGACCCTCAGCATCTTCCTGCTGCTCATCGAGCTCGCGCAAGGTCTCCAGCAGTGGGAAGATCTGCCTCAGCAGCAACGCGTTCTTTGAAAGCCGTTGCTTTGACGCGTATCGTTCCAACCGCTTGAAGTCTTCAAGCGGAATGGAGAAGGCGACATTCTTATGTGCTTTAGCCCTGGCCATCGTTTCCTCACAGTTCGGCCTTGACAGTTGCAGAGCGCCAAGATTGTGCTCTGAACATGTCACCCGGTCCCTCGGTCGACAGAACTGCCCCGTGGCACGGATGCCACCACACGATGTGAGCGGGGCAGTTTATCATTTTCACGGCCAACCGGGCAGATCGAAGCAAGGAAGCTCTGATGGCCATCCCCTCCCGCCCGGCTGCTCTCGCGGCCGAATTCACCCTCACTAGCCTGGACGACGTCGACGCGGCCCTGCATGAGCTCGGCTGGTGTCAACATCGCATTGCCACCATCGATGCGGAGACCAAGGCTAAGGTCGAAGCGCTGAAGACCGCGCAAGAGGCCCTGTTTGCTTTGCGGCTAGCTGATGAAGACGTGCCCAGCACGACGGTGCATAGACGGGCTGAGGCCCTGGAGACCGCCTTGCAGGCGTGGGCTGAAGAGCATCTGCAGCAGCATCTCGCCCGCGACAGCAAAACGCTGAAGCTGGCTCACGGGGATCTCTCGCTGAAGCTGCAACCCCTGGCCGTCACCCTGGGCGAAGGCGTCAATGAAAAGGCCGTGGTCGCGGCGATCGAGAAGAAGATCAAGCTGCCAAGTCTGGTGGCGAACCTGCTGAAGAAGATCACACTGGGGGTATTCAGCCTGCAGCAGATCATTCGTCTCACGCCGTCACTCGACAAGGACGGCATCAAAGCCGTGTGGGAGCAGTTCCCAAAGAACCGCGGCACACTCAAGAACCTCGGCATCAACGTCACTGGCTGTAATGATGCCATCGTGGTCTCACCTGCGAAGGTGAAGGTCTCGAAGACCACGGCTTAGTCGATGCGCGGCCCGGGGTGTTGCGAGGCAGGGACTGCCCGACGCCCCGGGCCGCTGGGCCACGACGGCCGCCAACAGCGGCCACCGACCGCCGGGCAAAAGGTACTCCCCCGGCGGTCGGCTCCTCCCCCCTGCGGGAACAGTCGCAATGGTGGAGAAACTTTCTTGCCGGCCGCGGGGCTTTGGGGATTGATGGATGGCCAAGCGATCCAATGCCAACGATTCCCAGCAGGATCCGCAGCAGCGCAAGTATGCCGGCAAACGTGAGCGTGAAGGCCAGCGACAGCGCGAACAGTCGGCGAAAGATCGCGAGATCGGCCCGCTGCCCAAGGTCGTAAATCCTAAACGCCGCGCGGCGGCCACCAAGTCGCTCCGCAAATTCTGTGAGACCTATTTCGCGGCCCGCTTCACGAAGAAGTGGGGGCCGCACCATCTGGAAGTGATGGCCGACTTCGAGCGGATCATCACCGGCACCGGCATCGTGTCGCTGGCCATGCCGCGCGGCAGTGGCAAGACAGCCCTGTGCGAAGTGGCGGTCTTGTGGGCCATCCTCTGCCATGGCCATCGGTTCGTGATGTTGATCGCGGCGAGCAAGGGCAAAGCCGTCGATCTGATGAAGGCGGTGCGTACGGAGTTGGAATCCAACGAGCTCCTGCTAGAGGATTTCCCCGAAGTCTGCCTGCCGATCCAGTCCCTCGAAGGGACCAATCAGCGGAAGCCGCTCTTCAATGGCGAGCGGATCGTGGTCCGTGCCCACAACACCGAGATCATCTTACCGCCGCTGACTGGGACCAGCTTTCGCGGATCCATCATCCGCTGTGGTGGTTTGCTGGGCTCGGAGATTCGCGGCACATCGCATGTGTTCCCGAATGGCGATCGCGTGCGGCCCACACTATTCATCGCCGACGATCCCCAGACTGATCGATCTGCCGCCAGCGCTAAACAGAACGATCAGCGTGAGGGGCTGCTGGCGGGGGCAGTGCTCGGCATGGCTGGGCCCGGCGCGCCGCTGTCGGGGATTGTGCCGTGCACCGTGATCAAGCCAAACGATATGGCGGACCGGATCCTGAACCGTGATCTCCATCCGGAGTACGGCGGCCGGCGGTACAAGATGCTGAAGCGTATGGCCGAGGAGAAAGACCTCGGCCCGTGGCGGCAGTACGGCGAAGCGCGGCGGGAAGGGCTCCGCAACGGAGACGAGGGAGCCGCGGGCAACGCGCACTACAAAAAGAACCGCAAGGTCATCGATGCGCTCGCGGAAGAGACGTGGGCAGAACACTTCGATCCGGGCGAAGTGTCAGCCATCCAGCACGCGATCAACTTATGGCTCCGCGATCGCCAGGCCTTCTATGCCGAGGCCCAGAACGATCCCGCCACGGGCATGGTCTGTGATATCCGCAAGCTGGAAGTGAAGCATCTGCTCAAGCGTCTCAGCGGCCGCGATCGTGGCATCGTCCCGCAGCCGGTGCAATATGTGGCTGCGGGGCTCGATTGCCATGACGATCTCTTGTACTGGGTCATCGCCGGCCTGGAGCATGTCCCGACCGGCTACGTGCTCGATTATGGCACCTGGCCAAAACAGAACACCCGCTACTTTCTCAAGCGGGATGCCTCCCCCACAATTGAAAAAGCCCTGTTTGACCGTGACAAGATCGAGCGCGACGATAAGGCCCGGCTGTATGCGGCCCTGGACGCGGCCACGACGGAGCTCATTAAAATGGAGCTGCAGCGAGAGGAGTCCCCGGAAATCGTGCGTGTGGGAAAGATTGTGATCGATGCCGGGTATTTGCCCGACGTCGTCTTTCGCTTCTGCCGTGAGTCCAAGTATTCCGCGATGCTCTTTCCCACCCAGGGGGCCACGGCATCCAAGATGCCGAACCCGGCCCGCAAAACCAGCGGCGGGGCGCGCTGGTCGAAGGGCGAGGATTATTACGTCCCGCCACCTGGTCGACGTCCGGTGCGGTACGCCGTGGTCAACAGCCCCGTGTGGATCTCCAAGGTGCACAACGCCTTCATGACGCCCAAGGGAGCGGCCGGGGCCTGGCTCATGTTCGAGGCCCAGCACGCCGAGCACCGCTGCTTCTGCGATCACCTGACCTCCGAGGATCCGATAGATGAACCACGGCCGGACGGCAGCAAGGTGCGGAAATATCTGCTGCGTCCCGGTGCAGACAATCACTGGCTCGATGCCACGAAACTCGCCTGGATCGGCGGCGAGGAGCTCGGCTGCCAGCCCACCTACACGGGCATGGGCGAGCCGCGTTCCAAAACTAAACGTGCCCCCAAAGTCTCCTATCACTGACAAAGGATGCTCACATGGCCAAGAAGCCCCCGCAAACGCAGCCCCGGAAGCCCCAATCCCCACCGGTGGCCCAAACCACGTCCACGCCGGCCAAGCCCCCAGCGGCGAAATCTCGCGGCCCCAACGTCACCGAGGTGGTCGACGTGAAGGTCTCGCACTGTCGCAAATGCCACTCCACCGAGCGCACGGCCTACACCAACACGGTCGAACGGGAGATCAGCGGAGTGACATCCGACCATCGGCCCTACACGCACATCCTGTGGCGATCGACGAAGTGTGCCGCCTGCGGTCAAGCCCGCAAGGATCGTTGCTTTGAGAACCGCAAAACGGAGAGATCATCTTAACGCGATGATTTTCCGTGACTGATTTCGCTGAAATCACCGCCTTCGGCTTCCCGGTCGGATGGTGCCAATTCTATCAACAGGGCATGCCCGAACCTGAACCGACTTTTGCCGAGCAGATGGTCACGAAACTCCAGCAGACGCTGCTGGAGTCCGCTGGCCTGGCCTCCGTCACAATCGCGGGGCAGGTGGTCAGCTATGGCGACCTGCAGAAGCAGTTGGACTACTGGGAACGTCGGGTCGCGAAAGAGCAGGGCAAGCGGTCGCAGCTGATCGAGGTCGATTTCCGAGGAGTGGTTTGATGGTTGCGGCCAACATCGCCGCAGCCTGCGGCATGATCGACGTCGACTCCCGGTATACGGCTCACGGCATCAATCTGTTCGGCTATGACGCGGCCAGCAGCGAGGGGAAGCGGCGTCCCGCAACCGGAATTCTGCGGTCGGAAGACCATGAACTGCCGCCGCTGGAGCGTCGCAAGCTGCTGAGCCAGACGCGCGACATTCCCCGCAATTTCCCCACCGCCGGCTGGATGATTCGCCGCCACCTGGATTATGTGACGACGTTCAATTTTCAGGCGAAAACGGGAAACTCTGAGCTGAATAAGCTCATCGAACGCCGCATCAGGGAGTGGTCGCGGCGCGATCAATGCGACGTGGCGGCCCGACTGGGGCTGATGGCCATGATCCGCATGGCGGAATGCCGGGCGGTGGTGGATGGCGATTGCGGGCTGCATCTGCTGCGGGATGGTCACGTGCAAGGCATCGAGGGGGACCGCGTCCGCACGCCGATCGGAGGTCTGCCGCTCGGCGTCAATCCGGAGAATGTCATCCACGGCGTGGAAATCGACGATTACGGCCGGGCACAGCAATACTGCATCACGAAGCGCAGCAAGGCCTCGGACTTTGCGCCGAACGGTCAGGATTTCGTGTTCGAGCGGATGTTGCCTGCATCGCACCTGTACCTGCACGGCTACTTCGAGCGGTTCGACCAGGTGCGCGGGATTTCCCCGCTGGCACCGGCTCTCAATTCGCTGATTGATCTGTACGAAGGCCTCGATCTGGCCCTGTGCCGGATGAAGATTCACCAGTTGTTTGCCTTGGCGTTCTATCGTGGCGATCCGACCAGTGTCACGTCCGAGGAGCGGGAAGCGGGTCAGGACTATACCCAGATCAAGCTGGGCAAAAAGCCGATCATTCTCGACCTGGACATCGGCGACAAAGCCGAATTCCTCGAATCCAAGACGCCGAGTTCGGAGTTTCAGAGTTTCACGCAGTTGCTGCTGCAACTGATCCTCAAGGCCCTGGACATCCCGTACTCGTTCTTTGCGGAGAACTTCACTAACTACAGCGGTGCCCGACAGGCGCTGCTTCAGTACGAGCAATCCGCCCAAATCAAGCGTGCTAACGTGCGGCAAATGCTCGACTTTCTGACCGCCTGGCGGCTCCGCCTGATGATGCTGCAGGGGTTGCTCCCCATCATGCCGCTGGAGCAACTGCAATGGGAATGGGTGGCCGTGGGCCTGCCATGGATTGACCCCCTCAAAGAGGTGCAGGGCGACTTGGCCGCGCTCTCGGGTGCGCTCACGTCCCGTACGCGGCTGATGAAATCCCGCGGCGAGGACTTTGAGACCATCGCCCGCGAGCTCTCCGCCGAGAATCAGTTGCTGGAGTCTCTGGGTCTGCCGACCAACGTCAGCCCCGACAACGCCCTCATTCGGGAGATGGCCGCCCATGCCGCAGCCTGAATTACGTCCCGTGCCCCGGTCGGCCCTGCGGTTCGCCGCCGAGTTTGCGGCTGCCGAGGTGCCACAGTCTCAGCACGATGGCACGACGCTCTATCCGTTTGAGATGCTCGCCCGCACCGGGGGCGTGGCCTATCACCCGTTTTGGGGCCGCTGCGTCCATGACTTCGCGGGCATGGTGCAACCGAAGCCCTCGATCTCGGTCGACTACTGCCACAACCCCTCGGACGTGATCGGCTTCGCGGACCGCATTGAACTGCGGGACAACACCCTGCGTCTCGGGGGAGCCATGGTCAGCCTCAAAGAGGGTGACCGCGCGTATGAAGTCGCAGGCAAACGTAAGGCCGGTGTGCCCTACGAAGCCAGCATCACGACCAACTGGGAAGGACTCCAGGTTGAGTTTCTCCCGGAAGGGTACACGGCGGAAGTCAACGGCGTCCCCGTCGAGGGGCCGCTCAATATCTTCCGCAGTTGGGAACTGTGGGGTGTCGCGACTCTGCCCTACGGGGCGGATGCCAACACGTCGCTGCAATTCGGTGCCGGTGAACCCGGCGAGGTCTCTGTTTCCATTTTCCAGAAAGGGGATGCTCCCGTGAGCACCAAGACCGCCGACACGCCGGGCAAAACCGGCAAGGACTATCTCGCCACCTTCGGAGCCAAGGGGGGCGTGTGGTACGCCGAAGGCAAGCCGTTTGAGGATTGCTTCACCCAGTTCGCCGCCGACATGAAGGCCGAGTCTGAAACCAAGGACACCAAGATTACGGAGTTGTCCTCGCAGATCACGCAGCTGTCGGCGGACCTGGAGAAGGCCAAGACGGAATACGCCGCCGAACTGCAAAAGAAGGAAGATGAGCATACGTCGCAGATGACGGCGCTCAAAGAGGCTGCGGCCGGGAGCATGGGTGGCAGCACGCCCGTCAGCACCACGCCACCGCCGGATCCCGGCAAAGCCCCATTCAAAAACACCTTCGCGGGGCTCACCGACAATCAAGCCAAGTTCGCGGCCGCGATCAAGCTGCCCGGGCAAGCCTGATCCGCGGGCACTGCGGATGTGTGATCACTGCGACTGTGGGACCGGGAGCACTGATTCTCACTTATCACCCGCAAGGATGCTGTCATGCCTCTGCCTACGTTGCTCGATATCGCGAAATCTCTCGGCAGTGAGGGCCTGTCGGCTCTCGTGGACGAAGTCCAACTGGCGGTGCCGGAGATCCGGATGGGGGCGTCGCGGCCCATCAAGGGGATCCAGTACAAGCAAAACGTCCGCACCGCCCTGCCCGGGGGCAGCTTCCGCAATGCGAATGAGGGGACGGCCCCCGTCAAATCGAATTTCGAGGAGCGGCTCTTCAATTGCTTCATCGCCAACCCTATCTGGACTTGCGATAAGGCCGTCGCTGATGCCCACGAGGACGGGGCCGCGTCCTACATCGCGACCGAGGCCTCGGGCATCACGATGGGACAGTTCATTCACGTCGGCAAGCAGTTCTATTACGGCACCGGCAACGATGCGAAGGGGTTCCCCGGGCTCCTGGCGATGTACAACGCCGATGCGATGACGGTCGATGCCACCGGCACCACGGCCGACACCGGCTCCAGCGTGTGGTTTGTGAAGTGGGGTCCGATGGGTCTGCAGTTCCTCTACGGGAACAACGCCGAACTGAAGCTGTCCGACGTCAAGGAGGTCGTGGAGACCGACTCCAACGGCAAGAAGATGACCGTCTATCACCAGGAAATGCTGGCGTGGATCGGCCTCAAGCTGGCCAGCCTCAACAGCGTGGTGCGGATCAAGAATCTGACGGCCCAGGCCGGTAAGGGCCTGACCGACGCCCTGATGGCTGATGCGATGGCCAAGTTCCCGGTGGGCTGGAAGCCGGATGTGATCTTCGCGTCTCGACGCTCGATTACGCAGCTGCGGAAGAGCCGTACGGCGACCACCGAAACCGGCAAGGAAGTGCCCACGCCACAGGACTTCGACGGCATTCCGCTCGTGCCCACGGATTCCATCGTCGACACCGAAGCCATCGCCTGATTTCGGCGTAATCAGCGGACTCTCTTTGTTCTTGTAACTTCCCGTGACCGGCGGGCAACCGCCGGTCACCTGGCCACCTGAAAGGCGATCATCATGGAATTCGGAGTGCGTGACGCGCAACTCATTCAAACCAAGGCCCTGCCCAACGGTGCGGGCTCCACGTCGACCGATGGCTTCGATCTCGGACACGGCAGCAACGGGGATTTCCTGGCTCCGTGCGAACTGCTGATTGAGGCTCCCGCATTGGTGACGGCCGACCTGGGCGATGCCGACACGATGAAATACTCGATCGAGCATGACACGGACCCGGCGTTTGGCACAGCGGTCGCCATCGCGAAGGAAGTCCTGGTGCAAACCGGCGCTGGCGGGGCCGGAGCCGCGGCCGCTTCGGCCCGCTTTCGACTGCCCTCGAACGTGAATCGCTACGTGCGGGTGAAAGCCACCAACAGCGACGCCGGCGACGCCTCGGACAAGTCGTTCACCGTGTCGCTCATGTTCTGATCGGTCCGGCCGCCTGGCCCCGGGAGTCTGTGTCATGTCGCTGGATTTCTTTACCGAAGGGCCGCTCCGCACGCTGCTGCGTGTGGGCGGTCTCGACGTGGTCCTGCAGCGCGGCGAACTGCAGGCGGAACTCCGCCTGATGCCCGCCGACCAGGACAACGCCGCCCAGGGGCAGCACGGCTTTACGCGGCAATGGGGCGAGCGCGACTGGATCGGCTTCCTGGCCGATTACGTGCTCGATGGCGAGGCCACGCAGCCCGAGGTGGGTGACCTGATCCTCGTGGGTGTCGTGGATGGTGTGCCGGCCGAGACCTGGATGGTCTCGCCGGGCATGAATGACCACGTCTGGGAGCCGCTGGCGAGCAACCGCAGCGGCTTCCGTCTCCATACGGTGCAGCGATGAGTGAACCGATCATCGATATCGCCGAGGCTCTGGTGACCGCCTTGAACGCTCATGCGTTTTCGGCGGAGTTCACGGCGGTGCGTCGTTACCTCGAGCGCAAGCAGTTGACTACGTCCGAGGAGCTGTCCGTCACAGTGCTGATGGTTGGGACGGAAAGCAAACTCGACACCCGCTATGCGGACGAGGAAACCCACGGCCTGATGATCGCCATCCACCAGAAGGTGGGCAGCACAGGCAGCGAAACGATTGATCCCCTGCTGCACCTCGTGCGTGAGATCCACGACTTCTGCCGGGAACTCCGGCTCGCCGGTGCGCGGGTCATTCGGCGGAGCATGGTGCCGCGTTATGACCTGGAAGCCCTCTCCAAGACGCGGGTGTTTCTAGCCTTCGTCAGCGTGGAGTGCCTGCTCGGTTACAGCCCGCCGGAGGAGGCGCCATGACGTTTTTCTCCGGACAACTCGGCAACCGAGTGGGGGCTTCGGTCGGGCGGTTTTTCTTCGACCGTGAGCGCGTGATTCGCAGCCTGGATCGGGGCGAGAAGAATCGCCTCAGCAAGGCGGGGGCTTTCGTCCGTCGTCGCTCCCGCAGCAGCATCCGCAAGGCCCGGCGGAAACGCGAGTCGGAACTCGATCCGCAGGAACGGATCGCCTACTACGCTGCTGTCGACCGTGCCCAGCGTGAGGGGCGAGCCAAGCCCCGCATCTGGTGGTTCGCCCACAGTAAACCCGGCGAGCCGCCCCGCTCGATCTGGGGTCTGCTCCGCGATCACATTTACTTCGTGTATGACCCCAGTCGCCGCTCCGTGGTGGTGGGACCGGCCAAGCTCAATGGCACCTCGGGATCCGCTCCGCAGGCCTTGGAGTTTGGCGGGTACGTGACCAGCCAGCGACTGGGTCGCCAAGTTTACATCGAGCCGCGGCCTTACATGCGCCCGGCCCTGGATGCCGAGATCGATAACTTTCCCGAACTCTACCGCAACTCCATGGAGTGACGCTGTGTCGACTTACATCAAATCGTTTCTGCTCGGTCTGTCCGGCGTGCTGGCCACTTATGTGATTCAGTTCTTTACGTCGACGGACTTCGGTCCGGTCTGGACGCCGATTCTCGCGGCCGGGATCCCTGTCCTGGTCAATACGGTCCTCAAATCAGTGCAGAGCCATCTCGGCTCCGCGATCACGACCGCGATGTGGCAGAAGCTGCTCCCCGCTCTGCTGCTGTGCGGGCTGGCGGGTCAGGCCGTGGCCGCCGATAACATTCGCATCGTCGGGCCTTCTTCTGTGCCCGTGCCGGGCTATCCCTGCGACCTCTATGTGCAAGGGGACTTGCCCGAGGGGACGCGCATTGCCTGGGACCATTTCCCGAAGCGCGACGACTTGCCCCTGCTCGAAGCCAAAGAGGGGGGACGCATCGCCCGCATGAACACAATGTCCGGCATGTACAAACTGATTGTCTCGGTCGCCGTGCCTGGTCAGGAGCCCGTGCTGCGTTATCACGATTTCTTCGTGCCGGGTGATTCGTATGTCCCGCCCACGCCTCCCGTTCCCACCCCGAAACCCGCCCCCGCGCCGCCGCCGCAACCCACCCCCACTCCGGATCCGACTCCGCAGCCGGATCCGGAGCCCACCTTTCCCGTGGGCGAGTTCGGCATGGCCCAGGCGACCTATGACCTGGTGAAGTTCGTCAACTCCAGCAACCGCCGCAGTGAGACTCTGTGCCTGGCGGGCAAAGTGTCGCAACTGGCGTCTGATATCGAGGACAAGAAGCTGACCACGCCGCAGGCGGTCGTAAATGCGATCGGTGCCGCATTCAACGAGTGCCTGCCCACAGCCTGGAATGATGCCCGCACGGCCTTCACGGACAAAGTGATCAAACTCTACACGTCGGGACAACTGCCGACGATGGCGCAGTGGAAGACCTTGGCAGAAGAGTCGCTCACGGGACTGAACGCTGCGGCGAAGTGAATTGTTTGTCATTCTTCCCTTTGACCAAGGATGGTCCGCATGCCCCGCTTTGAATTCCGTGTGGCCTGGTCCCAGCTGGGTTTGAATCGCCTGCTGGCTTGTTGCCTGCTGGTCAGCCTGGCGGCACTCGTGTGGCGCAGTTGCCCGCCCGAAGCCCCGCAGTCACCTGACCCGCCGGTGATGGCCGCAGCGGCTCCGCAAAAGTTCCAGGCGGGTCTGCCTGCCGACTTCCTGAAAGTCTCCCGGGCAGCCGAGGCCCGCTATCCTGCTCCCTTTCGAGTGGCCGGCGCGGTGGACCGCCGCAAATCGGCCTTGCTCTGGCAGGCCGTGCTGCAGGTGGAATCGCCGCGCAAGCCGCGCGGCCAGCACTATCCCCCGGGGCCGCAGCAGATCGGCGACTGTGTCTCCTTTGGCTGGGCCACGGCGGTCTATTACACGCTGGCCAATGCGGTGCTGTCGGGCAACGCCAGCGGTATCGATGACCCGTTTCAGCCGTTTCAGTATGGCGTGATGCGAGTCACTATTGGCGGTGGCCGCCCCGGCTGCCGCAGTGACGGCGCTTATCCTGATGATTGTGCCGAGGGTTTCAAGGCGCGGGGCTGGCTGACCTATGGCGAGGCCCAGCAGCCCTATTCGGGAGCCCTGGCCCGCAAGCTCGGCTGCAGCGGTCCGCCCGCTGAATGGCTGCGACTGGCCAAGGCCCGCGCGGGTGGCGACTGCTATCCGATTCGCACCGTGGACGAGCTGATCGAAGCCCTGCAAAACGGCTACGCGGGGACGGCGGCCTTCACCTGGTCGCCAGGCCGCACGCGGACAGAATCGGGGCGGATCATCACGCATTTCGACGGGACGGACCAGGGTGGGCACCAGGTGGCCTTTGTCGGCTGGGATGGCGCACGTCAGCAGTGTGTGCTGCATAACTCGCACGGTATCGATGCACATCCTGCCAATGGCGAAGATCCACCGGGCTCCTTCCGAGTCTCGCTGGCCACACTCCAATGGATGCTCCAAGGGGGCACGTTCTGGGCTTTCAGTTCCGTGACGGGCTTCCCGGCTCAGGAAATCGACTTCTCCCCGCTGCGACCTCAGCGGGCTCCTTGATTCTATGGAAAGGATGGGTGTTCTGATGATGCTGTTGCTCTTTGCTGTGCTGGCCTTTGGCCTGGCGTCGCTGTTGATGGTGCGGGGCTGCTGTGTGCGTGTGGCCACTGCCGCGCTGCTGTGCTCGATCGCCACGAGTGCGGCCGCGGCCGAGTTGTCATTCCAAGCCATGCTGCCCGACCGGCCGCTGACGGCCGTTCCGGCGATCGACTTCGCCGCGATGCGCTCCGCACCCATGGCGACCGCCGTGCCCGCGCTGTCGTTCGAGGTCATGGCCAAGCGACCTGTGCCGCCCGAGATGACGGCCGCTCCGTCGCCCCCCCTGCCAGCCGTTCGGTTTACCCCGCAGCCGATGCCGGCCACGGCCAGCAACTGCCGCTGGACGCCGCAGGGCTGGCAGTGTTCGACGCCGCGCTACATCTCGCGACGGCGGTGATTTCACCGAAATCACCGCCGGTCCGTCTCGTGTTGACCCTGTTTCGTCTCATCCCTGAAAGGATTGCACCATGGGTGCTCGTGCTGGTCTCGATTGCGTGCTGAAACGGAACACCGGCACGTACGCTTCCCCCACCTGGGTTGAAGTTAAGAATGTCCGGAACCCCGGCATCCCGAAAACCAAAACCATGGGCGAAGTCACCACGCGTCGGCATGGGGGCTACAAGGCCTTCATCGGCACGCTGAAAGAGTTCGGCCTGGAATTCGAGATGAACGCTGATGATGGGGATACCCAGTATGTGGCGTTTGAGGATTCCTACTGGAACAGCACGCAGCTGGATCTGATGGTGCTGCGCGCAGCCGATGCGACCAGCGGGGACCGCAAGGGCGTGCGTATCCAGATGGAAGTCTCCGAGTTTGGAGAAACTCAGGACCAGGAAGGGCACACCAACACCACGGTGAAGCTGGTGGTGCGTGATCCGGACGACTCCACCACGCCCGTGGTGGAACGCGTCACCGAAGAAGGCGCGTAATTCCACATCGCAATACACGTCGTCACCCCATCCCAGTTCAACCGAAAGGCCAGTTCGATGATTCAGGTATTGCAAAACGCTCTCGACGGAAAGCCTGCAGCAAGCCACGCGAAAGCCTCCGCACGCGTCGTCCGGGTGCCGCTCAGTGACTGGCTGCGAGGACTCGCTGCGGCGGTGGCACCCGCCGGCACGTATGAGGCCAAGCTGCTAGCCGATCTGCGTCTCGGTGCCGAGCGTGCCGGAAATGTCCGCGAAGTCGGCATCCGCTCCGATCAGCTTAAGATCGTGCTGGGACTCATCCCCGCCGAGCAGCCGGTGGTCGAAGACTGAAATCAAACACCCGTCCGCCACTCCCAACCACAAGCCCGCTGCAAGGATGCTGAACCGTGGCTACGTTTACGGACAATAAAAAACGCCTCTGGTCGATCGAGTTCACGCTCGGTTCGATCGCCCGCGTCAAGGCGGAAACAGGCCTCGATCTGCTGACCCTGCATAATCCCCATTCCCCAGCACTCGCGGTGATCCGCGATGACGTGTTCAAGCTGTTGCAGGTGCTTCTGGTGCAGCTGCGACCGCAATTGCGGGACAAAGGTGTGGGCGATGAGGAGTTTGCCGACTCCCTGCACGAAGAGCACTCGTGGGATGCCGTGGCTGCGTTGCTGACGGGCATGGTGGATTACTACCCCCCGGAGAAGCGGGCCGCGTTGAAGCCACTGGTGGAGACAGTGCTCAGCGCGGCCGCGAATGTCCGCAATCGGAATCTCCGGGCGATCCAGCAAACGATGGCGAACTCCGACCTGAAAGAGTTGCAGCAGGAGATCGAGGCGGGCATCGAACGATCGATCTCTGGGAACTCCACTGGCAACTTGCCGGCATCCTCGGACTCGACCCGCAACCCCTGACCTTGCGGCAACTGGTCTTCATGGTCGAGGCCCATCACCGCGACCGCTGGGACCATACATCGCAGCTGCTGTGCCTGATCGCAAACTGCCACCGCAACCCGGAGAAGCGCGGCACGGCCTTTCAGCCGTGGGAGTTTCATCCGATCGAGGCGGCGAACCGCTCGCCGACACAGGACCGGATTTCGTGGTCCACGTTTGAGAAGTTGCTTGGCCTGGATGATGAGGAGTAAGTCTCGATGGGTGCCAGTGACGTCAAGGCGGGCGGTGCTTATGTCGAAATCTTCAGCGACAACAGCCGCCTGGTGCGGGGCCTTAAAGCGGCTCAGTCGCAACTGACCGGCTGGGCCTCGGGCCTGCGCTCGATCGGCACCAAGATTGCCGCGCCCCTGGCCCTCGCCGGTGTCACCGGTGTGGCGGCCATCATGACGCTGGGCGAACAGTTCGGCGAGATGGGCGCCCAGGCCTCTGACATGGCCAACCGGATTGGCACCAGCACGGAGGCCGTGACAGAACTGTCGCATGCGGCCGAGTTTGCGGGGGCTGATGCCGCCACGCTCGAACGTGGCTGGATGGGGATGCAGAAGACCATCGCCAATGCGGCCGGTGGCTCGAAGTCGGCACGCGAAGCCCTGGCCGACCTCGGCATGTCGGCCGAACAGTTGATGCAGCTGTCGCCCGAGGATCAGTTCGCGGCGCTGGCCGATGGCGTCAACCAGATCGAGGATCCCGCCAAGCGGACCGCCGCGGCGATGGCCGTGTTCGGTAAGTCGGGGCAGCAACTGCTGCCCATGCTCTCCGAGGGCTCGGCCGGCATCGCGGCCTTGCGACAAGAAGCCCGAGATCTCGGCCGCTCGATGAGCGGCGAAGATGCCGAATCGCTCGCGGCCATGACCGACTCCATCCAAAAGCTCAAGGCCTCACTGACAGCGGTGGCGGTGAGTCTGTTCACCGCCGTGGCACCCGCCATCACCGCGGCCTTCGAGTGGGTCACCAAGCTCGCCGGGGGCGTGGCCCGCTGGGTCAGTGACAACAGGTCTCTGATTCTCACGGCGATCGCCGTCGCCGCCGGCATCGGTGGCATCGGCGTGGCCTTGGTAGGGCTCAGCGGTGTCATCAGCCTGGCCAGCATGGTCATCGGGGGCTTTGTGACGCTGTGGGTGGGCCTCGGGGCCGTGCTGTCGTTTGTGCTCTCCCCGATTGGCCTCGTGATCATCGCGCTCGCGGGCCTGGCGACCTGGTTCTTTGGCTTCACCGAGGCGGGCCGCTCCTCGCTGGGCTGGATTGCCGAGGCCTTCGGCACACTAAAAGACGATGCCCTGACCGCGTGGGGTGGCATCGTGGCGGCGATTCAGGCGGGCGACTTGCAGACGGCCTTTGAGGTGGCGATGGCCTTCCTGCGCTTGCAGTGGGTCCGCGTCACCAACTTCCTCGAATCAAAATGGCTCGATTTCCGGGACGCCTTCCTGGACGTCTGGCAGCGGGCCCAGGCCATCGTCTCCAAGGCCTTTATCAACACCGCCGCAGTGCTCGAAACCGCCTGGGTGCAATCGGTCGACTTCCTGGCCGATGCATGGACGTCATTTACCACGCGATTCATGAACGGCTGGCGAACCGCCCAGAATTTCGTGGGCAAGGGCTTCGCCTGGCTGATCGCGAAAATGGAAGGCCTCGACCCCAACGAGGTCATGGCTGAGATGGATGCCGATCTCGCCCGCCGCAACAGTGGGGCGAGTGGCTCGGCCGATGCCAGCATCCTGGCCCGCGAACAGGAACGACAACGCCGCCTGGCCCAGATCGAACAGAACCGGCAAGGCTCGCTCGGCGAAGTCGACAACATGACCGGGCAGAAGCGCGACCAGCGATCACGGGCGCGCGACGCGGCCGACCAGCGCGAGCAGGCGGCCCTAGCAGCGGCCCAGAAACGGCTGGCCGATGCCGCCGCGAAGGCCAATCAGTTGCAAGCCGATCGGGCCACGAAGCAAAAGCCCGGGGGCAACTCCCTGCAGGGCCAGTTGGCCGGCGGGGCGGTCCGCTCGCAGCAGGCCGCGAACTCGGCTGACATCCGCTCTGCGGAGGGTCTCAAGCAAATCCTGTCGGCCTTCGGTGGCGGCGGAGCCGACCAGCAGACGGCGAATAACACCGCCCGCATGGCCAAGGGGGTCGAACAGACCAACGCAAAGCTGGATGGCATCCAGGATGAGTTAGACCGCACACGGCGAGACGATTCTGGAGACGTGCTGTCACTGGATGGAGCCAACTAATGGGCGTGGTGCGGTGGGATGTTAAAGATGCCGGTCAAATCCGCTCGAATCGGTCCGGGCAGGAACTGACGCAGAAGCTACAGATCTACGTGAGCTCGCTGGATGACTCCTTGCTGGAGATCAAGCGCGATCTGCCGCAGTTTCAGCGCTGGCAACCGCACCCCTCGCAAGCGTCGTTCTTTGTCGACGAGTTCGGTGCCGACCAGTTGGAGCACGCCAAGATCTGGATGGCCTCGGTGCGCTACACCGACACCATCACCAGGAATCCACTCGATGAACCGGTGCGGTACAGCATGCGGACGGAAACTTTGCCCTCGGCGACCATCCTGAATCGCCGGGGCCGACTCATCCTGAACAGTGCGGGCGACATTGTGCAGCCGATCGACAAGCCGGAGCGGATCCGGGTCTTCGTCTTCAAAAAGAATCTCCCGCAGATTGCTGAATGGATGACCGACCTCGAAGACGTGGTGAATTCCGAGACGCTGAGGATCGGGGGCCGCGATCGCGAGCCGCGCTCGTTACTGCTGCGCAAAGTCGACTTTGGAGAGATGCAGGAACAGAACGACGTGGAGTTCTATCCCACGACGTTTGAGCTGGCCTATCGCAAGAGCAAGTGGAATTACCGTTACCCCTCCGTGGGCTACAACCAGCGTGTGCCGGAGACGTCTCGCACCCCGGGCCCGAGATTCGGGCAGCCGGTCAAGGTGCGACGGCCGATCCTGATCAACGGGCAGCCGCCCAATGAACCGCAGCTGCTGGACAGGAATGGTCTCTGGATCCCGGAACCAGAGCCGCAAGACGTGGTGATTCTGGAAGAGGAAATTTACGAACAGGCGCCCCTCGGTGTCCTGCCTTTGAGGTGATCTGATGGCCAAGCGTTTCTTTCGTGGTGATGCTCCCGCCGTGGCCAAAGTGCAGCGCATCAAGCCGCCGCTGGTGGACGGAGCCATCACGTTCCAGATCGGCAATAAATCCCTGACCTTCTCCACCTGGTCGGCGGCGGCGATCGCCACGGCCTGGAACGGGAGCACGCACGCGGAGTTTCGGGGTGCCGTGGCCAGTGCCTCGGGCAGCGACTTGCTGCTCACGGCCCGCACCGCCGGCGTGCCGTTTTTTGTGGTGATCACGATCGCCTCAGATGAGGGCCAGGACGAAGTGCAGATCATCACCCTCGTGAATGCTCCTGCCGGCGGCACGTGGAATGTGGCCTTCGATGGGGACGACGCCGACATCGCTTACAACGCTTCCGCCGCGACCGTGCAGACGGCCCTGGAAGGTCTCTCCACCATCGAGGTGGGTGATGTGGCTGTCACTGGCGATGCAGGTGGCCCCTGGACAGTGACGTTCGGCGGCCGCTTCGCCGAGCAGAATGTGTCGAGCCTGGTCGTTGATGGCAGCAACCTCACCGGCGGCAACTCCGGGGCCTCGATCGACACCGTCCAAGATGGCGACAGCACGGGTGGTCTCACCGTCGATCGCACCTACACGACGATCGGCACGGTCTACTGGCCGGACGACAATCCCGAAGCCGGTGCGAACTGGTTCGCCAACAGCGTGGCGCAATATCTGGGCCGCGACGTGCTGAATGAGCAAATGCATCACCTGCTGCTGGTGTTTGAGTTGCCCACGATCCCTTTCGGGGCCAGCATCACGGCAGCTTCTCTGCACGTGCAATCAGTCGGCAACGTCAGCATGACTATCAGCGGGGTGTGTTACGGCTCACCCGATGTGGCCTCGTTTGCGGGCACGGCCAATGCGATCGCCAATGATGTGATGACGCGGGAGTTGACGGCCGCGGCCGAGCCCTTCGGCTGGGACAGTGACCTGGGAGACTCCAAGGTCGACATGGGGGATATCGCGCACATCATTCAAGAGTTGGTGAACTCAGCCTATTACGCGACCGACAAGCGCGTGCATTTGCACCTGCGCGTGAACTCGGGTGATGGGTTGTGTGCAGTGTTCGACAATAACGGCGCGGGTTACGGCACCGTCCCCACGCTGCATGTCGAAACCGGGGGGCTGGCCGAGATCCAGACCGTGGCACTGACGGGGACGCCTCGCAGCGGCCAGGTGACGCTCGATCTCGATGGCGAGACCGCCGCGGCCCTCGATTTTGATGCCACGGCCGCCGAGGCCCAGGCGGCGATTGAAGCCTTGTCGAACGTCGGCGCGGGGAACGTGCTCTGCTCCGGCGGACCGTGGCCGGCGACGATTACGTTCAGCTTCGCCGCTTCGCTGGGCGATCTCCCACAGATGACGGCGACTGACACGCTGGTCAACGCCAATGTCATCGTGACCACGGTCACCTCGGGTGGTCCGGCGGTCACCATCGTGGAAGAGCAACGCAGCCGAGGCCCCAATCACTGGGACGATCCGCTCAACTGGCAGGACGAAGCGGGAGCCTTCGGCGTACCGCAGCGGCTCGATCAGTTCTATCTCGGTGACAACCAGGTCGACCTGCTCTATGGTCTCTGCCAGCGCACGGCCTTCACCGCGGATCCCGCGACGGATCGGCTGCTGCTCGCGGACCCACAGATCGCTCTGTGGGAGGGTCAAGCGGTCGAGCTCGTCACCGAGGATACGCTCCCGGGTGGCCTCAGTGACGAGACCACGTATTACATTCGTGACCTGGATCCCAGCGGCCCTTATGTGCGCGTCTCCACCACGCTGGACGGCCCGCCGGTGGCCATCACCAGCGCGGGCACTGGCCCGCATTACCTCGGCGTGCACTTCACGTATGGGGAAAGTGACGCGAAGTACCGGGGCCGCCTGGGACTGGCCCGCACGAACCGCGAGGCGGCCTTCCTGGAATACCGCACCCGCTTCCTGGCAGCCTGGATCGATGCACTGCGGATCGGGCGCGGTGATGGCGATGGATCCACGCGGTTCCACGTCGACACGCGCGGACTGCCGGTGAATCTCCAGCAAGTCGCGTCCTCGGGATCAAGCGACAACGTGCCCGCCGTGCAATGGCTGGGCAACGGTGCCGGCAACACTCTGGAGATCCTGTCGGGAGACTGCGGAATCGCGATCGATGCCGACCAGGCATCCGAATTCGATGCCCTGAAGATTCGCGGTGGACAAGTGCTCGTGGGGCCGAATGTGACCGCCGGGGACATCGAGCGAACCGGGGGATCGCTCCGCATGCTGGGTGCCACCGTGGACGGGTCTGTCGAGATCTGAGATTCCATTTCGGGATGAGTGGCCATGGCCAAAGGTTATCGTCTCACCGCTGCCGACATCGCCCGCATGAATCGCGTGGTGACCGCCTACGAAGCGGGAGAACCGACTGACGCGTCCCGCGAGAGTCAGCGCCAGCCTGGGCTGTCGATGTTCATGCTCAATGGGGCATTCGAGGCCCCGGAGGACGACGACGGGGCTGGTGATGGGGAATACCAGTACGGCCGGCGCTTCTCGGCCGAGGCCCTACGCTGTGAGACCACCCGACTCCGCATGCAGACGCTGCGGATCCGCAATCTCGATTGGGATGAGCCCACCCCCTTTCGCTTCGAGTTCGAGGGGCGACAGACCCCCGAACTGGACGACGATCTGACGGCCGCCGAGCTGCAGCAGGCCTTGATCGACCTGGTGGGCGTGCCCGATGTCTTGGGAGTGATCGGGCATCAAAGCAACCTGGGCACCGATGACGTCCCGATCACCTATACCGCCCGGCAGTGGCACATCCTGTACGCCGATGAATTTGATGCAATAACTCTGCCCGGCCTCGCTGACACCGGCCACAATCTGAGGCTGTATCGCGACTGGTGGATTCCCACGGCGCAAGCCGAAACGGTGTGGACCGGCCTGCCCTCGGACATTGAGTTAGAGCCGGGGGCTTTCGGTTGGTGTCTGCCGTTCGACCCGCTGGGTTGGACGTGGGTCCACGGCGAGTGCCTGACGAGGAATCTCTGATGTGCCACGCCTGGCCTTGCTGTGATCCGAAGCAATACACCGTGCGGCTCTACGATCCCCAGGGGCACACGCAGTGGGTGCGGGATTGGTCCGTGCCGAGCGCGGTCGGCATCACACCCGCCGACGTCTGCATCAGCCCCATGAATGGTGATGTGATCGTCTGCGGCCCGGTGGTGTCGGCGGTCAGTCCGGCCGATGAAGACGATGTGCGGCAATGGGCTTTGCGTTGCTACAAGAATGATGGCACAACGCGCTGGCGCATCGATCTGGGGCCATTTGTTGACTATCTGACAACCGATCCAGACCCGCACCCATCCGCGCTCGCTGTTGAGGTCGACGACGCGGGGAATGTGTATGTGCTTTCAGATCGCTTCTTTTGGTTTTTCGTTGCGGACGACCACCCAATCTTCGGCCAGGTGGTCGCCAAATTTGATTGGCAGGGAAACTTTGTCGGCATGCCCATGACCACGGCTGACAGTCCCTCGGGCGGGTTAATTGCATACCACATTGGCCTGACCGTGCATCGCCCCACGGGGAATGTCACATCGTGGTATCAGACCGACTTTTTCGCTGGTCGACGCCCGGTCTATGACATCAAGTACCTGACCGACGTCAATCGGGTCTACGCCGCCAGCAGCAACCAGGACCATCCCCTGGAGGAGTATCCGGACGAGCGCGGCTATGCCCCGATCTTCATTCGGGATGCATCTGTCGTGATCGACTCCACCCACACTTACCTGCCACCAGCAGGGCCGGGCGATCCCGACGTGGATGAGGAGCACTGTCGCGGCGTGGCGGTCGATGGCAGTGGCCGCATGACGTTCAGCGTTGGACCTTTCTGGAATGCCGACGTGGGGGCCGCGCATCCGGTCGGGCAGTATGACTCCGACTTAAATCTGCTGTGGACCTATGCTCGTCAAACGTGGCTCGGTCCGATCGATGCCAATCTCTCAGGGCGCATCGCGGGCATCACACAGGGCGACTTCGGCGACGATCCCGACCTCACCTCACGACTGCCCTCGCTGGTCGTGTTGACTCCTGATGGTCAATTGGATTGGCAGCACGCACACGGACCGGGCTCAGCCAGCTATCGCGTTTCCGTGGGCCTCGATGGCCATGTGGCGGTCTGCAATCCCCGCCTGACTCTTGGCGAAAACGAATGGAGTTTCCTCCCGTGAGTGTCGCCGTCGTGATTCCCTGTCATAACTACGGCCGCTACCTGGCCGAGTGCCTGGAGTCCGTACTGGCTCAATCGTTGGCACCAGCGGAAATCGTGGTCATCGACGATGCCAGCACGGATCACACGCGGGCCGTGGCTGATCGCTTCGCCGGTCGTGGTGTGCGTTGTCTCCGCATCGAGGCCCGGAGCCCGCACGAAGCCCGCCGGGCGGGCCTGTTGGCGACGTCGGCCCCGCTCGTCTGCTGCCTCGATGCCGATGACCGGATCGCCCCGGATTACCTCGCAGCTGCCGTGCCGTTGTTTGCGGATCCCCGCGTGGGGATTGCTTATTCCCCGGTAACTGACTTCGGTGATTCCGACCTGGTGTGGAACCCGGTCCCCGGTGACATCGAGGACAGTAACTTCATTCATGCGGGGGCGGTGTTCCGCCGCGCGGCAGCCGATCGTTCGCGGGCCTTCGACCGGCCGAATGAAGCAACGGTGGAAGATGTCGAAGTCTGGAAGCGGATCCTGCGCGATGGCTGGCAGGTGGCCCGCAATCCCGCGATGTACTATTACCGCAAGCACACTGGCAGCCGCTCGGAGTTGCGGCCGCGGCGGCTCGATCGCCTCGTGGTGAGTGTCTATCTGAATTCGGCGGCGGATCCACAGAGCGGGCATCGCATCGCCGCCGATCGCTGGGACCTGGTCGAACCCTGGGCTACCGGGATCGTGCGTCAGCGGTTGCGTGGTGTCATTTTGCACGATGGTCTCTCTGAGGCCTTCTGCGAGCGATTGCAGGCCGCTGGTATTGAGGCCGTGCGGGTGGATCCGATCCCTGCCGACACCCACGCCAACGCATGGCGGTTTCACCTGGCGGCGGAGTACATCGCCCAGAGCGGGGTGGCCACGGCTTTCATGACCGACCTGTTCGACGTCCGTATCAACGATAATCCCTTTGCCCTGCTCCGCACTGATCACGATCTGTGGATCGGCATCGAGCCCTGGCACATCAACGCGCACACATCCGCCGGCCGCTGGATGCTCGAACGCCTGCAGGGGACCTTCGGGACAGTCGATCCCGCGTTGCTCGATCGACCAATCCTCAATGCGGGCATCCTCGGTGGCTTCCGCGCTCCGCTGCTGTCGCTGCTCTATGACATCTGGGCCACACTGGGACACAAGGGCAGCAGCGAGAAGACCGCCAGTTGCATGGCGGCGCTGAATCAACTGGTCTACCGCCGCCACAACCTCGATCGCATCTGGCGTCGAGGGGCTCCGCTGCATTCCGCGTTCAAGTCATACGACATCACAGCCCCGGTCTGTTTCGTCCACAAATGA